TAGAAGGTCAGGCTAACCTTGATGACCTGTTGTCTCAGCGTCCGGGCGGTGTAGTAAGAGTTAAATCACCTAACGCTATTATGCCGTTAGCAACACCACAACTTGAAGCGTCTTCATTCCAGATGCTTAGTTACCTTGATGACCAAAGAGAATCACGAAGCGGTGTAAACAAATACAGTCAAGGTCTTAACGATAACGCTTTGACAAGTCATACAACGGCTACAGCAGTAAATGCTACTATGACAGCCGCTCAGTCTAGAGTAGAGTTAATAGCCCGATGCTTTGCTGAGACTGGTGTAAGGGATTTAATGCGTAACATTTACGAACTTGTACTTAAGAATCAGGATCGTGAACGTGTTGTTAAACTTAGAAACAAATGGATTCCTGTTCGCCCTGATATGTGGCGAGACAAAATGGATTGCACAGTTGCTGTAGGAATTGGTAATGGCAACCGTGACCAACAGTTAATGCACTTGACTACCATGCTACAGTTTGCAGGAGATGCAATGCGTGGTGGCTTAAACATTGTAACAGAAAAGAATATGTATAACATGGGTGCGGCTCTTGTAAAGAACATGGGCTTCCAAAATGTAGGCGATTTCTTAACCGATCCTGATATGGCTCCACAACAGCCTGACATGGCTCAACAAGAAAAACAGATGGAGATGCAGATTAAACAGCAAGAACTCCAGATTAAAGCCGCAGACCTTCAGTTAAAACAGCAGAAACTTCAGCAAGAAGCCGCTGACTCTGCCGTTGATGCTCAACTTAAAGCGGCAGAACTGCAACTAGAAGCACAACAAAATAGACCCATTGCTATAGGATAAATATGAACGAACTAAGAGAGGAACACGCTAAACGCCTCCTCACTGATCCGTTGTTTAACGAAGCGTTTGAAACGCTAGAAAAAAATTTACTAAACTCTTGGAACTCTTCGGGAGTTAGTGAACACGAAACCAGAGAACAAATCTGGTTGTCATTAAGACTCCTTGAGAGGATACGCACTCATCTAACCAGTATTGTAGAGACTGGAGATATGGCGAAGAAACTAAAGGAATACCAACTGTAGGAGATTATTATGGTGGATAACCAATCAGGCCCACAACTTGTCGGAGAATTACCTGAAGCACCCGGTAGTATATCCGAAGCCCAAGGTGCAATACTTGGACTCATGGACTCATTAGAGAAACCGGAAGAGGAAGAGCAAGCACCGCCGTCTGAAGAAGTAACTGAAGACGCTTTAGAGGAAGAATCTGATGAAGTTGAAGAAGAAGGTGAAGAACCGGATGAAGATACTGAGGATGATGAATCTGAAGAATCCGATGAAGAAGAAGTTGAAGGCGACTCGGAAGAGACAACTCTCTATACTGTAACAGTAGACGGAGAGGAACATGAAGTCACGGAAGAAGAACTCGTTAACGGCTACTCCCGACAAGCGGATTATACAAGGAAAACTCAACAACTTGCAGAATATCGAAAGCAGATAGACAATGCAGTCGAGCAGTATCAGACTGAAATTGCCAAGACTCAGCAAGCCAGAGAACAGTACGTTAGTGCTGTCGCACAAGCAATTGAAACAAACTACTCACATTTAAATGAGTTCCGTAACATTGATTGGAACAGACTTAAGACCGAGGACAGAGAAGAATATTTAATCAAAAGCCATGAGTACACTCAGGCTCAAGAGCAAATTCGATCTCTACAAGAGGCTCAGTCAAAAGCCCAACAAGAACAGCAAGCCGCATCACAACAAGAGATGCAAAGGGTTGCTATGCAGGAACATCAAAAAATGGCTAGTATTATCCCTGACTGGGCAGATGATGGTAAGCGGCAAGCAATACAGAAAGCCGTTGCTGAATTTGCAATAAGTAAAGGATATAGTCAAGATGAGTTAAATCAACTTGTGGATCACAGATCAATTATTGTTTTAATGCAAGCAAAAGCATATGAAGATATGCAAAGCAAACAAACTACTGCAAGGAAAAAGAAAGTAAAGAATAAACCTAAAGTAGTTCGTGGCAAAGCAAAAGCAAACAAAGCAGATAATGACAAAACTAAACGTGCCAAACAAATGAAACGTCTACAGCAGACAGGGAAGGCAGAAGATGCCGCAGGTCTGTTTGAAGATTTCGTAGAACTATAATAATAAAGGAGTCATTTTATGGCAATCGCAACAAATACTAGGACAACTTACGGTGCTATTGGTATCCGTGAAGACCTAAGTAATATCATTTACAATATCAGCCCTATGGACACGCCGTTTATGTCAAGCGTGGGCAAAGGTTCTTGTGACAACACTTACTTTGAATGGCAGACGGATGAACTAACTGCCGCCGCCGCTAACCAACAGTTAGAAGGTGATGTAAAACAGCGGCAGTAATGTCTTGGCTAGGTACAGACTCGGCAGGAACGTCAAACATCATTGATGGTTCGGCGTCACCTGTTGTTGGTATCGTTAACCAAGGCTCTCCTGCGGCAGGTTATCCTAACGGTACGTCTGTAGCATCACCATCTGGTGCGGATGCAGTTCTAACTATGGCAATGATTAACCTTGCTATGGAGCGTTGCTTTGAGAACGGTGGTGAACCTACCGAGATCATGTGTGATGCTTCCCTCAAGCAGAAGATTAGTTCGCTTGGTGGCTCGGTTATTGCTGACCTTCAGAAAGAAGCGCCGGGTGCGGCTCCTGCTACCGCTATCAACGCCATTGATGTTTTGGTGACTGATTTTGGTACGCTAAAGATTGTGCCTAGCCGTCTATGTCTGCCTAATCAGTTGTATTTCTTTGACTATGATTTCTGGTCAATTGATTACTTACGACCTTTCCAGACGGAAACTCTTGCCAAGACTGGTGACAGCATGAAGCAGTTGATGATTGCTGAGTACGGTCTTCGTGCCAAGAATGGCTTATCAAACGCGGCTGTTATCGGAGTCAAAGACGCTTAATGATAAAATACAATAACACTCCTTCAATTGTTGTAGAAGATAATGTGCTTTCACCAGAGTTATGTGAACACATAATTAACCTTGCCGCAAATAAAGGGCTTGGTGACAATCTTATAAACCGTGATGGAAGTTATATCCAAGATAAAGTAAGAACCAGTAAAGGTGCTTTCTTTGATTACGGTAACAATAATGTGTTAGATGGTGTTATTGAAGCGTTATCCGATATGTGTGGTCTACCTCCGACTCGGTTGGAACCTGTAAGTATTCAAAGGTATCAGCCGGGTCAGGAGTATAAACCTCACTATGACGCTTTTCTCCCTGATGAAATGGGAGAAATGCCTAAGTCTTCAAAAGTAAAAGAAGGTGGGAACCGCTGTGTCACTATTGTCGCGTACTTAAATGATGTACAAGATGGTGGTGGCACAGTGTTTCCTGTTTTAGGTTTAGCAGTACAAGCCAAGCAAGGGCGAGTCCTTATGTTTGGCAATCTTGATGAAAACAAACTTCCTCATCCTGCTTCATTGCATATGGGGCTACCTCCAGAAAACGGAGATAAATGGATTATAACTTTTTGGTTTCGGGAGAAAGACGTAATGGTAACAAAGAAAGAACTTAAGAAAGCGTTAAATGCTAAGAAGTCTGTTAGTGTTAGTAAAAAACCTGTAGACGCAAAACTTCACGCTAAAAATGTTCATGCAAAATTTAAAAAAATTGCAGCAGATAGGAGCGAAATGCCATTATGAGTATTAGCAGTTCTGGATGGACTAAAGATGATAGTACTTCAAGACCTTGGAAGTTAGATATTAATAATGATGGCACAGCCACTATTAATACTTACCAAGATGTTCAACCTATTATAGAAAAGAACAAAAAAGATTTTAACAACTATGGCGACAAACTTACATTTGGTAAAGCCTCTGGAATGGGGAGTGATAACGGAGTAACTGTTGCATCTATACCTACAAATGTCTGGGAAATCTGGTGCGAAGAAACAAATGGCGCTATAAAGAAAGACGAAAAGTTGCTTAAAAAATATTTAAATGATCCTGATAACAAATACTTCAGGACTACACCTACGAGGGTTTAATTATGTGGCTATATCAACCTACATTTTCTGGTAACAATCAAAAGCCTGTAGTTAATAACGCAGTCTGGTTTAAAAGTAAAAACAGTTAATGGCTATTAATTCATTTACAACATTAAAATCGGCTATCTCAAACTGGTTAGATAGAGATGATCTGTCTGACCAGTTGCCTGATTTTATTTCTCTTAATGAAGCGTTGTTTAATAGGGTTCTTAGGATTAGACCTATGGAAACTATAGTGACAAACACAACCGTATCAGGAACAAAGGCATACGACTTGCCTACTGGATACGTTCAAATGAGAGAGATACACTTAGACACAACTCCTGTAACTTCTTTGCAGTATATAAGCCCAGAGATGCTTTATAGAGTATGGGCGGGTAGTTCTTCAGGAAAGCCTGATAGTTATAGTATTATAGGTGATAAGATTTATTTTGGCCCTACGCCAGATAGTGCTTATAACTATACTATGACTTATTACAAAACATTTGATGCACTCAGTGATTCTAACACAACTAACTGGGTTATCTTAAACGCTCCAGATGTTTACTTGTATGGAGCCTTATTACAAGCCGAGCCTTTCCTTCAAAACGATCAACGTATTCCAGTGTGGGAACGAGGACTTAGACAGGCTCTTTCTGACCTGCAAAGTCAAGACGATAAAGACAGGCATTCTGGCTCTCAATTAAGAGTGATGAACACTTCTGGATATTATTAGGATATAAATTATGGGAATTGAATCTGGAAATTTTATAACAAACCTTAATAGTTCTTACCCGCTATCAAGTGATAACGTAAGTGAAGGCGACGATCATTTACGTTTAATTAAAGATGTACTAAAAAAGACATTCCCTGCGGGTTCTAATAATACAGGCCCAGATCAGGCTGTTCAAGTTATTATTGCAAAGGCTACGGCTCCTAGTATATCAGGTAATGCCGCTCAGTCTTCAGGGTTAGTTTGGTTAGATACATCAAACAACCTACTTAAGATTAGGAATCAGGCTAATGATGCTTGGATTACCTTGGCTGTTAATCCTGAAGTAAGTAATAGTGTAGACATTGACGCAGGGTCTATTGATGGAACTCCTATTGGCGCAACTTCTGAGTCTACAGGTAAGTTTAGTAGTGTTAATGTAGCGGGTGATGGAGCGACAATTACAGGAATTAAAGATGAAGATGATATGGCGTCAGATTCGGATGTTAAACTTGCTACACAACAGTCAATCAAGGCGTATGTTGACTCACAAGTTACAGCACAAGATTTGGATGTTATATCTGATAGCGGCAATATTGATATTGTCTGTTTCTTCTGGCGCTGTAAGCATTAAAGATGCAGGTGTTGCTAATGCTGAGTTGGCTGATATGGCGGCTAACACTGTAAAAGTTAGGGATGCTAACTCAAGCGGTGTACCTTCTGATAAAGTTGTAGGTAATGGAGAAATATTAATTGGAGATGGGACTGGTTTTACGTCTGCCGCTCCATCTAGTGACGTATCAATGTCTAACGCAGGTGCGTTTACTGTTACTAAAATACAAGGTGAAGCAGTAAGTTCTACCGCTCCTACTAATGACCAGTACATGAAGTATTCTTCTAGTGCTAATGAGTGGCAAATGGTGTCTATTGTCGGTACTGACAAACTAACCACCAAAGGTGACTTACTTGTTTACAATACAGTAGACTCTGAAACAAGACTTCCTGTAGGTGTTAATGATAAAGTATTAACAGCAGACAGTACAGCAACAAATGGTGTAGATTGGAAAGATGTTACCGTTGCTGATGATGCAATAACTACAGCAAAGATTGCAGACGGTGCTGTTACTTCTGCTAAACTTGCTGATACAGCAGTTACTCCCGGAAGTTATACTGCTTCTGCTATTACAGTAGATCAAGAAGGTAGAATTACAGCCGCAAGTAACGGCAGTTTTGTAGCAAAAACATCGGCAACAGGTTCTGGACAACTTCCTTCTGGAAC